CCACGAAGTACCCTCGCGGCAACGCCACCAGCATTTCCGGCTTGACCGGCAACGGCAGCGAAATTGCCCTTCACAATCACCCGGCGGCGGGCTGGCCGAACTTCAGCAAGGAGGACGTTATCAATACCGCAATGGGTACCCGGCGCGGCATTGTGGCCGTCAGTACCCGCGCAGGCCGTGGAGAGGACACGGCCAAATATGCCGGTACTTATTCCTTTGTGAAGGGCGGTCACTTCGACGCTTCCGGCTTTATCAAGGGCGTGAACAGCGCGAAGCTCAGCGGCAAGGACTACAACGACGCCGTTTCCCGCTGGCTGAAGGCGAATCAGAAGAAGTACGGCTATACGTATTCCTATACGAAGGCCAAATCATAAGGAGGGCAAGACTACCGGATAGGAGGTGTGAAACGTGAGCAGACCGCAAGACAAGCACTTGATCCCTCTGACTGAGCGCAGTGAAGAAGAGGCTCACGCTATCCGCTCCGCAGGTGGTAAAGCGGTACAGGAAAAGAAGCGGCAGCAGAAACTTATGACTGAGCTGCTTCAGATCTATTCCGACCTTCCTATCACCGATAAAAAGCGCAGGGGCCGTCTGAAGCGGCTGGGCATTGAGGAAGCCGACCTGACGCAAAAAACCTTGATAGCTGACGCTATTATGAAGGCAGCGCAGGGCGGCAACACCTATGCGATCCAGCTTTACCTTGACCTCATGGGTGAAAGCGGCCTCGGCGGCCCCGTGAAGGAAAACAACCTGCTTGACGCGCTTATCAATGGGACAAAGGAGGACATTGACGCGGATGATATACCAGAGCTTCAGCAAGAGGCAGAATCTGACGCTGACGTGGTGGAACAGACCTAAGTACAAGGACTGTGACGGTATCATCTGTGACGGCTCAATCCGTAGCGGCAAGACCGTTTCAATGACTGACGGCTTCATCCTGTGGAGCATGAGCAGCTTCAGCGGACAGAATTTTGCTATATGCGGCAAGACCATAGAGAGTTTACGCCGCAATGTTATCACCCTCATGCCTCAGTGGCTTGAGGGTATTTTCAGCATCGTAGAGCGCCGCAGCGAAAACAAGCTGATTATAACGTCCGGCACGACGACGAACACATACTACCTGTTCGGCGGCAAGGACGAATCAAGCTACACGCTGGTACAGGGCATCACGCTTGCGGGCGTCCTCTTCGATGAGGTGGCGCTTATGCCTCGGTCCTTCGTGGAGCAGGCTATGGCGCGTTGCAGCGTGGCCGGATCTAAGTTTTGGTTTAACTGCAACCCGGAAAACCCCGGCCACTGGTTTTATACGGAGTGGATCAAGAAGGCGCGGGAGCGCAATATTCTTTATCTTCACTTCACAATGGACGACAACCTGAGCCTTGCGCCTGAAATCAAGGCCCGCTATGAGGGAATGTACACCGGCGTTTTCTACCGGCGCTATATTCTGGGCTTGTGGGTGAAGGCTGAAGGCCTTGTCTATCCTATGTTCAATCGTGAGGCCCACGTTGTCAGGAATGTGCCTGAGCGCAGCCCCCGGCACCGGTACTACGTTTCTGTGGACTATGGCACCGTCAACCCCTTTGCGGCTGGCCTGTATGACTATAGCCCCTCGGAGCAGAAGGCCGTCATGGTGAAGGAGCTGTACTACAAGGGCGGCAGCAACAACCGTGTGGACAACGAAGCCTATTATAAAATGCTCTGTGAGCTGATAGGCGACTACCCGATTGAATACATCATCATTGACCCTTCGGCAAGCTCAATGATTGAAACAATCCAGAAATACGGCAAATTCCTTGTCGTGAAGGCCGACAACGACGTTATCAACGGTATTCAGGACGTGACAAAATTCCTCAACGCCGGTGTGCTGTACTTCCATCGGAGCTGCAAAAGCACCTTTGAGGAATTTGAAACCTACTCATGGGATGAGGACAGCGTTGAGGACGCCGTTATCAAAGAAAACGACCACTCCATGGACCAGCTCAGGTACTTCTGCCGTACCGCCCTGAGAAGTGAATTGAAGTGGATAGTCTAAGGCGGTGATGAAATGAATTTTTTTACGCGCCTGCTAAGGAGGATCAAAATGCTCTTTGTAAATAGCGGCACTGACATTGAAAAAGTGTTCGGCGTTGAACTCATTTCATCCTCTGAAATGAACACCGCCTTGAAAAATTGGGACCGCATCTCTACCGGGAAGCCCCCGTGGCTGAACGCTGAAGATGAAATCGAAACCGTCAACATGGCAAAGCATATCAGCGACACCCGCGCAAAGCTGACGACGCTTGATATTGGTATTGCCGTTTCCGGCTCTCCCCGTGCGGACTACCTGCAAGAGCTGGCCGACGACCTTTTGAAGCGCCTGCCTGACAGAATCGCAGAGGCTGATCGGCTGGGCGGCCTTATGATTAAGTGGAACGGCGAAACGTGGGACTACATTCTGCCGGGTAACTTCGGCATTACGGCGAAGGACGACAACGGCGAAATCGTAGGTGCTATTTTTGCCTCGCACACTTCGCAGGGCAGCGCCCACTATACCCGCCTTGAGTATCACCGCTTCGACGGCAACGCCACGGAGGGCGGCAAGCTCTACAAGATCAGCAACAAGGCCTTCAAGAATCAGCTCAGCGCAAGAGGTGAAGTCACGCTGGGCGCTGAAGTCCCGCTCACAAAGGTTGACGCTTGGGCGCACATGGCCCCGGAGGTCACGATTGCCAACCTTGAAGCGCCCCTTTTCTCATACTACCGCGTCCCCGGCGCGAACACCATTGACCCGGCCTCTCCGCTGGGCCTGTCCGTGTTTGCAAACGCCTTGACTGAGCTGAAGGCGCTTGATATTGCTATCAGCCGGAAAAACACGGAGGTTGAGGACAGCAAGCATATTACCTTCGTCGGTCAGGCCCTTATCCAGAACGCGCAGAACAGAGAAATTGAGCTGCCGCGCTTCGTGAAGGGCCTCGGCATGGGCCTGAGTGATACAGAAACCTCGGCGGTACATGAACACGTACCTACCATGCTGACGGATCAGCGTATCAAGGATATTAACTTCAACCTGTCTATGGCGGGTGTGAAGTGCGGCTTCTCTGAGGGCGTTTTCGTCATGGACGGTCAGACCGGCATGATTACCGCAACGCAGGTGGAGGCCGACGACCGGGACACCATTCAGACCATCAAGACGGACCGTGACGCGCTGAAGGACGCGCTGGAACAGGCGATTTACGGCGCGGACGCTCTTATCACTCTGTACGGCCTCGCCCCGATTGGGCCGTATGAGGTGAATTTCAACTTCGGTGACATTACCTACAACTACGAAGAGGACAAGGCCGCGTGGCGTACCTACGCTATGCAGGGCTGGGTGCCTAAGTGGCTGTACTTCGTCAAGTTTGAGGGCATGAGCGAAGAGGAAGCAAAAGCCTTGACCGCTGAGGCCGAAGCGGCGCAAATGGAAAAGGCGGCCCTGTTTGGAGCTGAATAGGAGGTGCGGCTATGCTGACACCTCAGCAGATCCTTGACATTGTGGAAACGCTCTATCCTACCATTGATGAGCTGAATATCTGGATCACCAAAGACCTTATAAAGCGCGTCATGGCCCGCATAGGGCGCGGCGATTTCTATTTGACCGGCACGGACGACTGGCAGCTTCAGGTATATCAAGCCGCAGGCGGCCACTTGGAGGCCGTACAGCGTGAGATTGCCCGCTGGACGAAAACTTCAGACGCTGAAATCAGACGGATCTTTGAGGACGCCGGTATCAAGACGCTTGCCTATGACAGCAATTTCTATACGGAGCATGGGCTTGAAGCCCTGAGCCTCACACAGTCTGAGGGCATGATACGGCTGCTTGAGGACACCTACCAGCGGACGGCGGGAACGGTCCACAACTTCACCCGGACAACCGCTCAAGCAAGTCAGCAGCGCCTTATAACGGTGCTGGACGAAGCGCATTTCAAGGTAGCTTCCGGCGCGGCCTCTTATACGCAGGCCGTTCAGGAGGCCCTTGATAGCATCGTCAGTGAGCAGACGAAGGTGAGATACCCCACCGGCCACGTTGACACCATAGAAACCGCTGTGCTGCGGGCTGTCCGTACCGGCGTTGCGCAGGCGTCCGGCAATATGGCTGTCAAGGGCATGGAAGAACGGGATTGGGACGTTGTGCTTGTATCCGCGCATCTGGGCGCACGATACGGCGACGGCGGGAACAATCCCGGAAATCATGCGTGGTGGCAAGGGAAATTCTACAGCAGGACCGGCAGAACACCCGGCCTGCCGAATTTCCTTGAAAGCACCGGCTACGGCACGGGTGAAGGCCTGTGCGGCTGGAATTGCCGTCACAGCTTCGGCCCCGGCGACCTTCGGCACAACCCCTTCAAGGACTTTGATGCCGAAGAGAATAAAAAAGCCTATGACCTGTCGCAAAAGCAGCGGGCGCAGGAGCGCAGGATCAGACAGACAAAGGTAAAGCTGGTAGGCCTTCGGCAAGCGATTGAGGGCGCTGAGGACCCGGCGGCGAAAGCTACACTTGAGGGCGAATATCAGAAGGCGGCAAAGCTGCTGGAAAAGCAGAACATTGTCTATAACAACTTCTGCGACAAGTACGGCCTCAAGCGCCTTGCAGACCGCATACAGATTGCGCAGTGGACCCGTGACGACGCCAAAAAATCAATAGCAGCGGCCCGCGCT